CCGACGGCGCGGGCGGGATCGTCGAGATCAATACGATGCTGAAGTCGTTTTACGACAACTATCGCCTGTCCCCTGACACGCTCTGGTGCAACAGTCAGGAGATCGTGAACATCTCGAACAAGGTCATCGCGGGCGGCGCGGCTCCCCTGTTCCGCTTCAATATGGACGCCAACACGCAGAACCTTTCGATCGTGGCGGGCGCGGTCGTTGGCTCCTACCTGAACAAGATCACCGGCCAGTTGGTGAAGGTGCGCGTCCATCCCTTCGCGCCGCCGGGGACGATCCTCGCCTCGTCGAAGACGCTTCCCTATCCGCAGAGCGGCGTTTCGACCGTCGCGGAGATCAAGACGCGGCGCGAGTATTATCAGACCGAATGGCCGTTGATCACGCGGAAGTACCAGTACGGTTGCTACGTCGACGAGACGCTTTGCGTCCGGTTCATCCCGGCGTTCGGCGTGATCACGAACATCGCGAACGGCTAGTCGCGACGCACGGCTGACCGTAGCGAATGGCGGGCGGTCGTCCGAGGCGATAGGCGTCTCCGGCGTCCGCCCGCACTCTTTCGAGGGGTGGATGATGGCGAAGGTACGGTTCGAGGGACTGAAGGGCGGCTCGATCTCGATCGACGGGAAGGAGATCCCGATCTCGAAGAACGGCGTCGTCGAAGTGCCGGAGTCAGCGGTCGCGGAACTGATCGCCTCGTTCGGCGCGATCGCGCTCGGCAAGGGCGAGGGCTGACCGATGGCCGACGTCGTCCCGAACAATGGTCTCCTGACAACCGTCGGGAACGTGAAGAACTATCTGAAGATCAACGCGGAAGCGACGACCGACGACGCGCTGATCTCCCGGATCGTTCTCGCGGTCTCGGCGTGGATCAAGTCGTACTTGAACCGGGATATCGTGTCGACGACGTACACCGAACTCCTCGACTGTTCGGGGAACGGCTTCTTCTGTCTCGGCAACTATCCCGTGATGGCGATCGCTTCGCTCGCGGTCGGTCCGCCGAATACGACGCGCGTCGCGCTCGTTGCCGGGACCGATTACATCTTCAGCGACACGGGCGTCGTCCGCGTCTTCGGGCGCAAGCTCCCGCGCGGGATGGCGACGATCCTGATCAACTACACGGCGGGATACGTCGACGTCCCGGCGGACATTGAAGGCGCGGCGATTGAACTCGCGGCGTGGCGCTACAAGGAAAGCGAGCGGATCGGTCAGTCGTCGAAGTCCGTCGGCGGGAACGAGACGGTCTCCTTCCAGACGACCGACGTTCCGGCGGACGTGAAGACGACGCTCGCGAACTGGCGCAAGGTGGCTCCGCTATGATCGAGATCAAGGGCGTCGTCGTGGGCGCGGAAGCGGTCGTCTTCCGCTTCTCGCACGTCGGCGACCTCCTCCGCGAACACGTTCAGCGGGACGTGACGTCGCTCGCGATCGAGCTTCAGGGGAAGGTTCGCTCGAACTATCTCTCGGGTCAGGCGTTGCACGTCCGAAGCGGGCGGCTCCGGAACTCGATCAACGCGCGGACGGTCGTCGAGGTAAACACCTTCGAGGGACGCGTCGGGACGAAGGTTCCATACGGGCGCTATTGGGAACTCGGGTTCAACGGCATCGAACACGTTCGCCAGCATATCCGCAAGGTGAACAGTCGGAACGTCTTCGGCGCGTTCGAGCAGAAGAAGCGGGCGAAGCTCGCGCAGGGGATCACGGTCGTCTCGCAACACGCGCGCACGGTCAACGTCTCGGCGCGTCCGTTCCTGAAGCCCGCGCTCGATGCGTTCCGCCCGACGATTATGAAGACGCTGAAGGCGTCGCTCGGGGTCATCTAATGGCGGCGCAACGCGAGACGATCTTCGCCGCCTTGTTCGCGCGGCTTCAGGCCAGCGTGACCGGGATCGTCACGTTCTCCCGGAAGACGACCGGCTTCGACGACGTCCCGGCCTCAATGCAACCGGCGATCTTTCTCGTCAAGGGATCCGAGACAGCGGTCCAGCAACAGGGCTTCCCGTTGCTCTGGAAGCTCGACGCGACGATCATCGTCTTCTGTCGGAACGATGCGGATCCCAACGCCGCGCCGTCGACACAGTTGAACGAGATCCTGTCGGCGATCGAGACCGCACTCGAACGGCAACCGCCAGAGGGACCGAATCCGGCGGGACGGTTCCCGAACTCTCCCGGCGGCTCTATCTTTGGAACGACGCTCGGCGGCTTGTGTTCGCATTGTTGGATCAGCGGCTCGATCGAAGTCGGCGAAGGCGCGGTCGGCGATCAGGCGATCGCGATCGTCCCGATCGAGATCTTCACCGGAGCATAGGGGGACAGGATGGCAAAGGATCAGGCACTCCCGGACGAAGGCGCTCCGGCACAGAAGCAACCGAACGGACCGCAGGGCAACGCGGCGCGTGTCGTCGATTCGTGGTATGGCGACGTGTGCGTGAACCTCGGACCGCTCGTCACGACGGACGTGTTCAATCGGCTGGCGATCGCGAAGGATACCCTGAAGGCGTCGCTCGACGCCGCTCTCGCCTGACGGCGAAGGAGATCGACAAATGCAAATCAACTTCGGCGTCGGCTTGCTGACGCTCACTCCCGGCGGCGTGAACCCGACGCCGCAACAGGTCGGGATCCTTCAGGACGTGAACCTCGATATCGCGGTCTCGTCGAAGGAACTGTACGGATCGAGTCAGTTCCCGATCGACGTCGCGCGCGCCGCTGGCAAGGTCGGCGGGAAGGCGAAGTTCGCGACGATTCGCGGCTCGATGATCAGTCAGCTTCTCGGCGGCTCCTCGATCGCAACCGGCGCGACCTACGGCGCGCAGAACGAGACCGGCACGATCCCGTCGACGCCGTATCAGATCACGGTCACGAACTCGGCGACGTTCGTCGAGGATCTCGGCGTCTTCGACACCGTCTCCGGGTTGTTCCTGACGCGCGTCGCGTCGGCTCCGGCGACGGGACAGTACGCCGTCACGGCGGGCGTCTACACGTTCGCGGCGGCGGACGCCGCGCATCTCGTCTGGATCTCCTACAGCTACACGTCGGCGACAGGGAAGACGGTCACGCTGAACAATCAGCTAATGGGAACGGGGAACACGTTCACGCTGACCCTGTTCAACTCGTTCCGTTCGATGAACTCCGGCGTGAAGTTGTTCGCCGTGCAGGTTCCGAAGCTCACGTTCGCGCTGAAGAATGAAGACTACACGATGAACGACCTCGACTTCGACGCGTTCGCGAACGGCGCCGGGAAGGTTCTCGAACTCTACACGGCGGAGTAATGCTCAACGGAACGCCACAGTTCGACGGCGTGAGTGTCACGACCGGGGGGACGACGCTCGTCCTCCCGGCGCTGACGCTCGGCGCAATGAAGAAGCTCCGGAACGCGTTCGTCACGATCGGGAGCATTGATCCGGTCAAGCAGGGCGCGAACCTCACCGACGAACAGGTCGACGCGATGATCTCGATCGTCCTCGCGTCGGCGCATCGCAACTATCCGACGATGACGCGGGAGGAGGTCGAGGAGTTCGTCGATCTCGACAACCTCGCGGTGATCATCCCGGCGATCCTCGGTCAGTCCGGGATGAAGAAGGCGGAACCGGGGGAAGTGGTAAGTCCGTAGAGCCGTTGGATTGGGGCGCGCTCTACGGGCTGATAATCACGGCGACGGGCTGGACGTTTCCCGTCGTCGACGCGCTCACGATGGCTGACGCGATGGAGCTTCTCACCTACTGGCAAGTTTCGCCGCCGACGCATATCTCGATGAAGGCGTTCGTCAGCGGATCCGGCGGAGGGGAAGGAGAGAAGCCGATCACACTCGACGAAAACGGAATGAAGAACCTCGTCGCACAGTTCAGCGGCTAACATACTCGGGGGCGCACGATGGCACAGGACACCGAACAGACGATCCTCGTCCGGATCCTCGCCAACATCGACGGCGTCCTCGGGGGAATGAAGGGCGCGAGCGCCGCCGTCGCCGAGAACACGCAAGCGATGAAGGGCGCGTTCGGCTCCCTGACCGCGACCGTCGACAAGCTGAAGGCTCCCTTCCTCGCGATCACGTCGATAATGGCGGGCGGGAAGATGTTCAAGGACGCCGTCTCCGGGACGCAAGAATGGATCTATTCCTCGATCCTCCTCGGACGACAACTCGGGATCACGGCGGAGAAGGCGTCGATCCTGAAGGTCGCGCTCGACGACTCGTTCGTCACGACGGAGCAATACTCGAAAGCCGTTCAGATGATGACGCGGAACATCGCGCAGGGCGGGAAGGGCTTCGAGCGGCTCGGCATCGACACGAAGGACTCGAACGGACACCTGAAGTCGTCCGGCGATCTAATGACCGAAGTCCTCGCCAAGCTCAACACGCTGAAGGCTGGCACCGATCGCAACGTCGCCGGAACGGCGATCTTCTCGCGGTCGTGGGCGGAGGCGTCGAAGCTCCTCGTCCTGAATAACGAGGTAATGGAGGAGGCGCGCGTCAAGGCGGAGAAGCTGAACCTGATCGTCGGCGAAGACGCGGTCGAGTCCGGGATGCGGTATAAGAAGGCAATGCAGGAAGCGGGCGACGTGACCGAAGGACTGAAGCTCGCGATCGGGCGACAGTTGCTCCCGGTCCTGTCCGCGTTCACGGAATGGATGGCGGAGACCGGCCCCGGCGCGATCGAGATCATCTCGAACGTAATGAAGGGCTTCATTCAGGTGATCTATACCCTTCAGTACGGATTGAATCAGGTCGGGAACATCCTCGTCGGAATCGTCTCGATGGCGGCGGACGTCGGGACGACGCTCGGCGCGTTCTTCTACAACCTCGCGCACGGCAACGTCGCGGGCGCGCTGACGACGATCGAGGGCGGGATCGACGACGTCAAGGAGACGTGGCGGACGACGCTCGACACGATGGGAAGTGACACCGACGAGCTAGTGAAGAAGACCAACGCGCTTTGGAATCCCGTTCACAAGGCGGCGAAGGTCGAGCGTCCGGGGACGACGAACTTCGATCCCGACAAGGGGAACGACGACAAGGTTCTCGCCGCGATGAAGCTCGAACTCGAACAAAAGAAGGCGCTCGAAGAAAACTGGTTCAGTTGGAACGACTCCCGCGAGCTAGAGTTCTGGCGCGAGAAGCTGAAGAAGGTCGAGGTAGGCTCGAAGGCATACATCGCGATCCTGTCCGAAGTGAACAAGCTCCGGAAGTCGATCGCGGCGACCGAGAAGAAGGATCAGAAGGAAGTCGACGACGAGATCCGCGCGCTCAGTCTCGACGCGCTGAAGGCGCGCGAGAAGTTGCTCACCGAAGGGCTGACCGCCGAAGAAGCGGCGATCGCAAGCCGTCGCTCGATGAACGAGATCAGCGCGGAGCAGGAGATCGCCGCGCTGATCTCGATCGAGGACCGGAAGTATGCGGTCAAGCGCGAGTCCCTCCTCGCGCAGTTGGCCGTTGAGAAGCTGACGGCGAAGGAGATCCAGACCCTTCACCAAGAGACGGACCTCCTCGACGCGCAACACAAGGCGGCGATCAACGCGATCAACGCGAAGGGCGCGGCGGAAGAATACGCGGCGGCGCAATCGGCATTCGCGCCGTTGGTGTCCAGTTGGAATACGGCGCTCGCCGGGATGCTGGCGAACACGTCGACGTTTGGTCAGGCGATGAAAAATATCTGGAAGGGACTCGGTCAGACGCTCGACGGCGTGATCGCGCAGATGTTGAACGCGTGGATCGGCTCGCAA